GTCAAGATTAAAAGGTTCCTCACCACCGAAATCCTTATCATTAACTTTCATCAGGGTTTTTACATTATCTTCAATCGACTTGCTAAAGTCCCAGTTCTGTGCGGTGAACTGTGAATACTTTTCCTGATCGATAAGTTCCTCTGCCCCCATCCTTGGGATTATGTCCTCGGGTCCGATTTCAGCATCTGGATCGGTCGTTGTCATAATATTCTCAAAATACTTTTCGACGTTACCCGAGAGCCGTGCGCCCTGCTGTATGTTGTCGAGATTCGATTCCCACGTTTCTTCAAATCTATCTGCGATATCATCGAGCTTGCTTAAAGGATTGGCGCCAGGATCAATCCCCAGAGATTCCAGTGTGTTTATCGCATCGGATTCAGTCCACTTTGTATTGGGATCAAGGATCGATTTATAGGCAGACGGAATTCTACCTGCTTCAATCGCCTTATCTATCCCAAGCCAGTATTTCTGGTTGTAAGTCATGAACTGAGGTGACATCGCAAGTTCATCTGAAACAGCTTCAAGGACTTCAAAGCCGAGCATTTCAGCAGGTGACTTACCTTCAAGAGGCATATTTATCATCTTGGCCCTGCCCGAAGGGTCTAATTCCCAGTTGTAAAAAAGGTTGTCGATCACGAACTGGCGGGGGCTGGTAGGAGTTTGGAATCCGGTATTAGTCCACTTTTCATCAACCTCTTGGGAAAGCTCACCTATGTAATCAACGAGGTCCTTTTCGCTCATAGGCGTATGGGTTTCGTAATCGCTATTCGCGTACCACTCATACTGCTGCTTAAAATCTTCAGGATCGACGATCTCATTGTAATCGAGTCTGAAAATTTTCAGCGGGGCATATTCATCATTGTCGAGGTCTTGGATGTCTGTCTGGCTTGCACCTTCACGGATTAGAGCGTTACGTTCTTCCAGCCCATCTAATAACGCTTCAAGGTCGAGTGCGGAAACTTTTTTACCTGGCGGGTTAAGGCGTGCGTTCCAGATAGCCAAGTATTGCTTATCGATTCCGAGGTCTTCAAGCGGCTCGTATCTTTGCGTGGCTGCTTCGGGTCCTCCCGGCAGAACTATATCGGGTAGTTTAGGTCCGTTAGCCAATGCCCATCCCTCCTTCAGGCGGTGAGGCTATTCCTCTTATGGCCTGTCTCTCTCTCAGCCTAGGCATCGGATCGCCGAGTTTTTTCTCGCTCATTATCTTGGGGACTTTCTTTTTGGGAGCGTCCTTTAAGAGCGCCTTATACTCGTCGGCGATATTTAAAATTGCGTCTGTGTATGGATTTTTACTGGGCAAGGTTAATCCTCGGGGGTGTAAATGTATCGGGCGTAAGTGGTGTGTTCAGATCAGCGGGGCCAGCTCCTCCACCGGGGCCGCCAGGACTAGCTCCGTTCATTCCCGGAATCTGTGGTGCCATAGCCTGCTGACGCTGTTGGATCTGCTGGGCTGCCGCTTCCTGGTTCTCTTCATCAAGGAGTCCCATTTCCTGCGCGACTGCGGTCTCGATTTTTTCCCTGACCGCTGGAAGATTTCTTATCGCTTCCTCGATCAGTCTCTGTTTTATCTCGGTGCCGTTCTCATATCCTGCGGCCTCGTAATATGTCATCGGGTCAATTAAGCCCGCTCCGTATTCGCTCATTGCGACCTGTCTGCCCTGCATTTCCATGACGGGTTCTGCGTGGGGGAAGGCAATCTGAACGCCGTAGACGCTGTGTATCTGTGACTTCTTTAGAAGTTTCCCGTTGGCGCCGATTCCGCCCGAAAGTTCGGACACGTTATCGACGAGCTGGAGGATTCTTCCGCCGACTATCGATGCCATGTGTTCTCTCTGCATGGCGAGTCCTGCGAATATTCTCATCCCCGCGGTATTTAAAATTGCCTGCTGGCCGACGGTTGTGACGCCTGCCTGTCTCTGTCCCGCGAGTGCCGATGAATACGTTCCCAGTTCGAGCGTATTATCGGTACCCATCCTCACGTTCTGCATCCATCCAGGAATGTCTCCCGTGTTCATGACCCAGTAGTCCTGCGGGTCTCCTTCTAGGATTCCCTCGTTCTGGATTGCCTGTGCGAGCGTCATCGGGTCGCGTGATGTTCCCATCGGTGCGAAGGCAGTCCTTAGCAGCATCTGGTGTGATGCCGAAATTTCCTGCGTTCTTTTCCTTATAGTCTCTTTATTGGGAGTTAAGATTCCCTGAGCGAAGTTATAGGGGTCTCCGCCTGAATCTGCGATGTCCATCCCTGAAAGTCCCGCGAAAGCGTGGACGAAAGGAACAAATCCCCACGTATTTCTCTCCATATAGATGGGAGTTGCGGCCTGTGAGTTCGGCGAACCATAGGTTGGTGCGGGATTAGCGAGCATTTTTACGTGCCAGTACGGTGTCCAGTAGTCCCAGACCTCGATTTCGTCCCACGGATCGCAATCATCCATGTCAAAAATCTCTGCGTACTTCCTTCTCTGCGTTTTCTTCTTCATAACCGACTGTTCATGAAGGTCCTGCGCTGTCATCTTCGATGCTTTTATGGCGATCTGCGGAATTTTCTCCGTAGGATTCATAAGAACGGTCGAAGGGTGAGGAACCCTGATACGGATCGGGTTAAATTCCCTGCTCTGAGCGCGGTAAATTGCATTTTCCTGCTCGTATTGATCGTCATCGGGGAAGTTTTCACGCTTTGGCGGGGACGGTTTCTCTGATAATCCCGTTAAAATAGGCGCTTCAATGACTCCATAGCCGTGGGCCACAAGATATTGTGCCACCATTTTCCACGGAAGGTTGGGTTCGTGCATCGCAGAGTTCTCAAAAACGGCTTTAAGTCCGTGTTCGAGTGCGGTTGCATCGAGTTTATGCTGCTCAGTGTCGCCGACAGCCTCTCTATGAATCCTCGGTGAGAAGCTCATGAGGGTTGCGACGGCATGATCGACGAGATGCGTCGGTGTTGAGTCGTAAAATACGGGCCTTCCCTGGTAGTTTGCGTTCCATACGCGGAAGTTTCTCTGGTAATACGCATCGTTATCGCGGAATTCCTCGTGCGCCCTTGACCAGAGTTCGGACATCTTTGAATGAAAGCGTGTTATCTGCTCTGCTTCGGGCCTTTCTCTTAAATCAGCCATAAATATTTCCTATGCAAACGCCGGTAGGCGGATAATTTTCCCGTGGTTCGTTATTCCCCTGTTCTTTTTGCACATGAGTGCGATGCCGAGTGCCATGACGTAATCGTCGTGGGACCCACCCATCGCCTGCGGCTTTTCACCGGGAGCTGCAATGATCGTTGAGAATTCATCGAGTCCCTGTCTGTTGGGAATCGTGAGATGTCCGTCATTGAAAGTCAGTCTGAGTTCGTCAAAAAGATTCTGCCTGCTCATCCTGTCGGTCTTCCATCCGATTTCACGCCTCGCCGTCTTGCCCCTGCCGACAGTCCTTCTGTAGAGGCGCGGATAGTTTTCGTTTCTCGCAATCGTAAGAACGGTATCCGAGAAGTTATTTTCAATCGCCCAGTCGGGATCGCTGAATTCCTCAAGGAGTCTCATCGACGCCACCGAAAAGTCTTCGGGCTGGAGCGTATTTGTGACCAGGTCTGCGACAACATACCCCGAGTTGACATCAAGTATAACAGTGACCGAGTAGTCCATACCGACCCCCGACGCAACGTCAGTGCCTGCAACGTACCTTCTCCCGACGCGTGGCTCCTGGTATATATGAGCGGGTCCCACTTCGCGGATCGGCGACTTGCATTCTTCTGCCATTCCTATAATCATGTCTCTGTCAAAGATGCTTTGAGCTTTCGGGGGTGCGAGCGCTTCTGTTTCTTCGCCGGGATACTCCTGTTCCATGTACTGTTCGGGACTCATTCCCTCAAGATCGAGTACCGGAACCGAGCTTTTCGTCGCTTCGTACCACTTCTCATCTCTTCCGGGTCTTGCGTGCCACGGAACAAAGAGAGTCTTCCACCCGTTATCCGGAGCCGACCGGTAGAGTTCCTTAAAGAGCGAACTCATCTCGCGTTTATTTGACGTTGATCCCATGATCATCTGGCCGCCACCGTCAATTGTCGGCTTTACCGCCGTGTAATTCTGTGCGTGGTACTCATGAAAGTCCGCCTCGTCCTGTATAACGACCGATGCCGTCTCTGATCTTCCCGCATCTTCTGTCGAAGGAAGGGCTAAGATCTTTGAATCACGGTTCGGTATACCTATCTCACTCCTTGAATCAGGAGAAAGGGGAGCCTGCCAGTCCTCAGGCAAGTTCTTTAATATGAAGCGTACTTTGTCAAGAAGTGAGAAGGCTTCAGTCTGTCCCTTGGATATCATCAGGACGTTAGTCCCTGGATTAAACGTGAGAAGCCACGCAGCGTATGCGGCACTTGTCCACGAAAATCCGAGCTGCCTTGCTTTAAGTATCGCAACAAGGCGGTTTTCAACGAGCGCATTGGCAAGTTCAACGAGGTAGGGCCATTTCTGGAAAGGCACGGCACCACCGGATATCCCCGAATGGATCTGCGCCCTCTCTAGAATCTTCACATGATCAAGGAAGTCGGGTTCCTTTCCGTCAGGAGATACGAAATTCCTTCGGGCGAACTCCTTTTCAATACGCCGTACAGCTTCCTTCCTGTGAGATTCGGGTATGGCAACCATTTAACCTACCTTTTGTTTTTCTAATGGCGTTACCCTGGGAACATATACCTCTGGATCTGCCGTCATCACAGCAATAATCGACGTTAAAGGCCCTGATATTGTGAGGTTCGTTTCAGCATCAATGAACGAAAACCCCGTCGCACATATCCCACCCTGTCCACCGCCATGTTCAAGATTCTGATCAAACCCGGGATTCGATATGAACTCATAGGAATCAAGAAAAAAACTACTGTTAGCTTCGTCATCCTCACCGTAATACGCAACATCATGCCAGGTACCGCTGATGTTAACCTTAACAACCTCATCGATATCTATGGCCAGTGACATTACTTCTTGCCTTTCTTGGGCTTTCTCATTGGCTTCTTGTTGCCGTACTTGATCTTTTTGGTTTTCCCACCAACTTTTACGATAGGCATTATCTTCTCCTTGCTCGTATTCGGGCGTATGTGCCTCTGGCTTTACTGGCTTTGGAAGCAGCTCTTCTACCGGCGGATGCACCTTGTTTAGCCACTGCCTTGCGAAAACTGTGCTGACCAGTGGCAGCCTTACGACTTGCCCTGAGTCCAGCCGAAGCTCCGCGCCTTGCAGCCATACGGTTTAACTGGCCGCGTTGTTGTGATGCAGAAGGCTTACGTGAGGCTCTGATTGGTTTTCGTCTTGGACCTGCCATAAAGACCTCCTCTGAATTCGGTGGAAATCGATCGGGGACATACGATTGTGAGAGGTGCCACAAACCCAATGCATATGCCCTTATTTAAAATAGCAAATTACCACCACTAAAACAACCTTTCCGCACCTTAAAGTACCCAGATTCGTAAGGTCTTAATACGGATTGTGTGGTACGCATAATCAGGCGGGCATTGATGGTGTCCTGTTTAAATTTATGCTTATCTTCTATAGTGCTTATATGAAGTTGTTAAGAGTTGCAGAATTCGCAGACACACTCGGTGTCCATAAGATTACGGTCCAACGCTGGCTTTCAAAAGACCTGATTCCATTTGTCAGACTCCCTTCAGGTGAACGCCGCATTTCCTCCGAAGTAGCCGATGACCTTCTTCGCCCAGGCCGCAACCCCCAACCCCCGAATGAAGAAGAGAGTCCCTAACCCCTCCGAAAACACTGCAACACTGCAACAGTTCAATACTTCAATACCCCCCTAAAAAAAGAAAGAAAGAAGCAAAGAAAGAAAGGGGGGATATATACCCCTTCGGGGTTATATATATCCCCCCATAACAAATTCTAAGATAATACAGTCACAAAACAGGACAACTCGGACAACTTTACAGGACTGTCCTACTTTAGGAAGGACCCAGTAATAACAATTCAGCATACCCTCACCACCCTACTTGATAATTAAACCTTACTTTTCCCAGGATCTTTCCTCTAACATGACACCCCTCAAAGAAATATATTTATGAAGGCCAACTATGCCATAGCACCAGAATACCCCCCTAGGCACAAAACAGGACAGGTAGGACGCCTAAAACAGGACAGTCCGAGTACATGGATCTTCTCCTCTAAGGAATGCGAAATAGATGCAAAAACGGAATGGGAAACAACGAATACGGAATAGTCACAAAAACGGTTGGCAAATAGCTACAAAAACGGTTGCGAGGTGTACACTACCACCATAGGTGGCGGGGGCCGGTCGCCGTTCGCCTCTCCTTAATTTTCGGATGACACCCCTGCGCGTCATTATTCCAGGCCTGCGCTCGAGCTATATCGTGCGTGCTATATCCTGAGCGTGTGTGATCCTTATGCCTTACCGGTTTCAAAAATCCAAATTTTCAATCGTCGATGTTGCGGTACTGCGCTTCAATAGCTGGTGTATCGTTGGCACTAGTCAAGGCGTCCAGTAAGGTCCCGCTATCAAGCGCCTGAAGTGTTGCGTCGATGTTTATCTGCTGCGTTAGCTCACGCTTATCAATCCATAATCCTGCTATGTGGGCCAATGAATCAAGCGCCTGCCTTGCTGCTGATAGTTGCCGGTGCTCTTTACCTAACGCTACTAATTCCAGATACTGATTGATCAAGAAATCCCTATCTATATCTTGTTTACGCTGCGTAGTTGCTAGGTTTTGTTGACGAACCTTGACAAGGTATTGTCTTACCTTGTCTGCCCTGAGCAGCCTTGAAGCGCTGCTGTTTATGTGCGCTTCGCTTTGTTTTTCACCATATGCGGCGCGATACGCGGCGCTGGCATTGCCACCATTGTCAAGGTACACATTACAAAACATCAATTGCTTTTCATTAAGATCGTGTTTTATTTCGGCCATTTATCACTCCTGTTTATTCCCAGAATTTTACCATCAATTAATTTAATATCTAAATAATACTTGACTTATGGTGTCGATCTATGATCCAATAAGGCTACATAAAAACAAGCGGCCGCGACACCGGCCAATATAAGAGAGGTACAAAGTGAAGACTTACGAATTCTCAACCAAACTACACAACCGGACCAATGCGGCCGGTCAAACTGTAGAAAAAGTTAGAGTATGGCTGGAAGAATCAACCAACAACCGGTTTCTATCTGATGCCGGATTCAAGCGCGGCGCGGCCGTTCAAATTCTAATATTAGATGAAAGTATTAGAATTTCATTAATTGATGATCAGACGGCCAAAGCTGAAAAGTATAACCTAACAGTTATACCAATAATTATCGGCAAGCGCGCCAAAGTGGCCGGAAAAGCTGATAGGGCCTTATTCGATATCACAAGGAACAGCGATCAAATGCCGGCCGCATTCCATCCTAAAAACAATTCAACATTAGTTGCATACGTTCAAACTGGATTAATAACAATCAAGGTTAAAGACTGGTAATCAATAAATAAACCGGCGCTGCTTAGAACGGCAATTCTGAACAGCGCCTAATCAATAAAAGTATATGAGGTACTTTAATGACTAATCAAAGTGTATCAAACTACAGGCCAAATGCATCAGTAATTGAGCGCATAAGCGGCCATTATGAATTAAGCGAATTCATAGGCCTAGTGAATCAGGCGCGTGACTATTTGGGATCAACTAATTTATTTGGCACTAGCTACAAAATAGACTTATCCAATGAATTAGATACCAGCGATCCATATCTAACTAATGTCATGTATATGCCGCCGTCGGATTCATCAGGATTAAAGAATTTTTGTCCATGGGCAACCGATGGATGCCGCGCCGTTTGTTTAGGTGTTGGCAGCGGCCGAATGAATCATGGATATAAAAACCTGGCTAAGCGAAATTTCAACTGGAATAAGGATAATACATCCAAAGCGCAGTTAAAACGCGCTGAATTATTCGTAAATAATCAAAGCGCTTTTATAGCTCTAATGATCGTTGAAATTGACAAACATACAAACAAAGCAGCGGCCAAAGGATTAAAAGCAGCCACGCGGCCAAATGGATCAACCGATATTTTATGGGAACATATCGCGCCGCAACTATTCAAGATATTCGACGATATCCAATGGTATGACTACACAAAAGCGCCGTTAAATACTCGGATTAATAAACCGGCCAATTATCACCTTACTTTTTCATTTGCCGAAACTTTGAAAAACCAAACTGAGGCGGCCAAATATGTCGCGGCCGGTTTTAATGCCGCCGTTGTATTCAAAGCAGAAAAGCATAATCTCCCAGCTACTTTCAAAGGTATGCCGGTTATTGATGGTGACATTCACGATATGCGATTTAAAGACGCGGCCGGCCATTATGTTGGCCTTGCTGCCAAAGGCGCGGCCAAACACGATACCAGCGGCTTTGTACAGGCTGCATAACTAAATAAATAAATAGGTGGGCCGCGCATACCTATCACGCGGTAAAGGTTAAACAATGGCAATAGATCTGACAAATAAACCACTTACGCGAACCGAAAAAAGAGCGCTGGAACAAGCGCCAAAGCTGCTCAAAAAAGCGCGGCAGGACCGCAGAAAAAAGCAGCAGAATAAAAACTTGGATGAGGTGACTGAATGGGCCTATTTTGAAAGTGTATTTTTAGGCGCTTAACTTCCATCTGATGATGGCCGGTTAGCTACCGGCCGAAACTCTGCGAATACGAGTCATGGATAGCTAAATTAAACGAATTAATCAAGGGGGAATTATGGATCATAGAACCGGCGCTGCTTTAACGGCAATATGTTTTAAGTATGGACCGCTGGAATATAGCCAGCGGCTAAAGCATAAAGGCGCGTCAGATGAACAGGTATATAAAATACTGGCCCAGAGTCAGGATAATAAAAACCTGGATGAAAAGGCGGACAAAATAAGAGAGAATGCGCGCATAAAGGGGGTGCATTAATGGTAGACATACTATCAATTCAACAATCATGTTCAGATGTATTAGCGCCTAATGAACGTGTCGAAATAACCGATGTAGATTCCAATTTAGGATACAACTACACCGCAACGGTCCGATTTTATATCGACGATAACGTCGTTGCTGACATTAAAGGCGGCGAGAATATCGGATGGAAATATAAGGATTTATACGGCGATTATTTCGAGGAAATTACCGACGTTTTAAGGGTTCAATATCACAATTGGGGGAAAAAGGTGCATTAATGGAACAGTGTATAAATTGTGACCGAAAATTATTAGTTGGAATTTGCTTAGATTGCAACGTGCCATTTCTATCGCAAGTTTTTGTTAAGACGGTCCGAGAATGGCTAACGGCCGATCAAATCAAACTTGTTAACGCTGGCACAAAACAGCTTAATGAATTTTGTGATTCCGATATGCTGATGTTTGAAATTCTTGATGAAAATTTGGCCGATTACTACGAATCAATGGCCGATATTCCCAACAGTGAGGCGGAATACACCGCGTTTTTTATGGCGTATCAAACCGAGGAAGAATTCCGTAATAAAAACGGATACTGGGACGGTAAAAACACGCCTATTCACCTGATTGGTTCAGAAGTATTAGATATGGCTTACAAAAGAAAATTTGAAGAGGTGCAGTCATGAGCGTAGCAGCTAAATTAATAATCGATTTTATAGCTGACGAAACAGATTTTAATCTTGAGAATATGGATAAATTTGTAGTCAATAAACTGTCAGCGTGGGATAAGAGAAGCGTTAACGAAATACTGGAAAGCGATCTGCATACAGACCGGTTACGCGATGACTGGATAGAAGCGTGCGAATCTAAAACGCCCGAACAATTCCTAGAGTATGCATCGTGGTTTGTCTCAGATGAATTTGGATACGAATTTGATCCCGACAACCATGATTCCGAGGAATTAACCGACTTTGCAACTCAATATATGAATTCATTCAATACGTTTGAAATGGCCGAACAGGCCGCCACACTTCTCGATCTGAATGAGTATATATATCAGCGGATCTGGCTCACGTTTATGGACGATCACGATATACCCGACGACTTTGAAGATACCGCGTACAGCAACGACGCAGCGCCAAGTATCTCGCATACATCAGGCCGCATTATGGTCTGGTTTCACGATCGGGATACATGGGATGATATCGGTTGGCACGACGAGCTGAAAAAATATCAGGTCCACTACCATCCAACCGAACACGTATACGGTGAAACAGATGAGGGATATACCAACAAATCTGTAAATACCTGGGCTGAAGTCCTTGAGATTATTGAAGAGTGGCGCAAAACTCAAACAGAGGACGAACCGAAAACCTACAGAGACACAATGAAAGGGGATCAATGCCCCGAATGCAAAAAGTTTTCGGTATCAGGTGAGGTCGTTTGTGCTACAGGTGCAAAATTAGATTCGGGATACCAACCTTCAGTTGGTGAGATTCTTAAATTTATATCAATGGAATGTTCCGATTGCGATTGGAATCAATACTCATAAAGGGGAAATAGTATGGAAATGAAACAATTTACTGACAAATTTATTACTGTCATGACGACGAGCGGCAACCCTGACTTCAACCAGTATGCGCCTATCTCAGAACCGGCCATACTGGTGGCTGATTCAATGGAAGAACTCAGGGAACAGCTCAAAAATTATCAGAATTTCTGGCAGGTAGGTGGCGGTAACTTCATGAACCCTGCCGTTTTATATAACTTAAAACCTGTAGGACATTTTTCCTACAACGGCAGACTATGGAATAACCGT